ACATCCTCGAACCTGTCCTCTTGGTCTAGTGTAGTAATCACAGAGGCATCAGACTCAAACTCTACTGTGAACATAACAAAGCCTTCCAAGAAACAGGGAACAACTCCTCCATCTTCTCACTGATCTGATCGGCTACTACCCATGTCTCATGCTGTGCGTCAGGTGCACATCGTAGCCTACACATGTCAACCCAAGCATCAAGACTACCTGACCAGTACCATTCTGTCATCAGGCTAGTTGGCAGTACCATACGTGCTTGTTCCTCACATACACCACGGGCTAACAGATAGGTGTACTGTTTAGCTGCCTCAATACCTGCCTGTTCTATGACGGCATCTAACACACTGTCTTCCATGTCATCCCCACTGCCTTGCTTCTTATCCAAGGATGCTTCCCTTAGTTGAGGCTTGTAGAACTCAGGCTTATCGGAGACATATCTCCTAGATATTTCATTCCAACGTAAGAACTTATGCTTCACTAGCTGCCTAGCTACAAAGACTGGAGCCTTGATGTGGAAGGATGCGAAGCAATGTCCGAATGGAGAGATGTGCTTGTGCTTGGCAAGATACTTAATAAGTTTATGATCCTTTTCCTTCAACACAGGTGGACCCCACACATCACTCGTATCCATCTCAGATGTCTTGCCAAATGAAACCCTAGCAGCATTTGCAATTGACAGGTCCGTACCGAGTCGATCAATGAAAGTAGCCTCAATCATTTACTTCTACTCCTACACACTCTAGCATTTGATTCTTATCACTAACCAATACACTTGCATGTTTTAACTGTGCTCTACACAAAGTCTCGTTGGCATGTGTGCTGAGGTGGTGGTAACGAACACCCTGTTCTGGGATAACTATGAACCAGATTAGTAAGAAGATCATCTTTTCTTTTCCTTCTGTGGGTGGACACCCCATTATGGGATGCCCTTTGTTTGTTAGTCTTCTTCAAGTATACTTTTGATTTTCTTCTTTAGGAAGTATATCTCAATAAGCATTGCTGCTGTCATACCCAAGAAAAAAGCAGTGACTAAATCTAAAAGTACAGAGTCCATCACCACCCCATTTCGTTGCTGTCTACTTTTTCTTCGACAGGTTTGTGCTCAATGATCTTAACACCTGTCATTGTAGTACGGCTGTACATCTTACCATCACCACCCTTGAAGGTTGTGATAAGGTTAGTCACCTCAGCTGTAGAGCCATTACCAATCAGACCCATCTCTTCAGTCCAAGGGGAACCCTCAGCATCAGTAACCTTTGGGGCACCACCAGCCTGAGGAAGTACAGTACCATCCTTACGTGTGACTTTGTGTTTACGTTCAAACTTAATCATTAACTCACCTTCCATCAGGCGTTTCTGATTAGGTTTCTTCTGTGTGCCAGCTGCTTGTAGCTTGGCATACTCATCCTTAGAAAGGATTTGTTGTAGTACATAAGCACCTTCGAATGGTACGTAAGCACCCTCGTAACCTGTCATGTCACGATTGTTCTCAAATACTTTAGCCCACTCGACTGGACCTGTTGTAGTAACTTCTGTATATTTAGTAGCCATTGTGTATCTCCTTATGGCAGGGTTGATTTAAGTCTTATAATTGTTTAGTTAGTGAGTGTCAAGCCATGACTTGCCTATGTCCGTTGATCCTGCAAGGGGACACATCATCCCTAACTCAACACCTACAGTCTCAATAGACTTACGTTGTATTGCACCTAGTCTCTCAGCCTGATCCTTCGAACCAATACATTCTGTCTGCCACTCATCATGAGGCCAAGTCACCAGCTTGAAGTTGATACCCTCAGCCCTAGCATCGTTAACCCACTGACGAGTAGCCCACTTCATGATGGTACTCTCTCCATTCTGTAACATACCAGCCAGTGTCTTGTGCTCACTAGGAACCTTGACTTTGCGTCCATCATATCCCCTGAAGTATCCTCGTTCTGCAATGGCAGGGACTACAGACTTCTTTAGTTTCTTCAGGCCTGAGATACTTTCCATGAAGTTGTTGACGGCTGCGTTAGCCTGTCTCATATCTGTCTTTAGTATCTGGCTGATCTTGCCTGTACCTGCACCTAGCAGGAAGGCATAGATGAATGTCTTTGCCATGTCCCTCGTGATGTGGGGTAAGCCAAGAGCCTTGCGGTTCAGGTTGTGGATGTCAGTCTCATCCTCTTTCTTTCCTGTGATGATAGCATCTACATACTCTTGGCTCTCCATCAGGTCAGCAAGGATTCGTAGCTGTATACCCTCAGCATCTGTGCCTACAAGATAGCCACCATTTTCTACTCTCCACAGTCCACGAAATGGTCCATCATACTTAGACTTCACCTTCTCTACATCAGTCTTTGGTTTACCGTGGAAGGCAGCAGGAATGTTAGCTTGATTAGGTGCAGCATGAGATAGTCTACCAGTCCATGCACCAATGTGGTTGAACCTACCGTGGATACGTCCGTCATCCCGTACACACCCAAGCCACTCAGCTAGGCTAGACCTACGTCCCTCAAGTGTAAGCCACTCAGCCAATGCCCTACCACCTGACGGTGCATCCTCAGGTAGGGTGTTGAGGTTAGTCTCGTTACACATCCACCCATAGAAAGCAAACTGTTTACCCTTGTCAGGGTCAGTACCATCTCTCTCGAAGGCTATGTGTCCTTTGGTCTTGTCTACTGGTTCCCACCCAGCTTCCCATAATCTTTCAATGCGGTGCTTGGTTGATGAGGGTTTGAAGTCAACGAAGTCATAGCACAGTAGCTCCTCACCTACCTTACGTGTACGTTGATACTTCTGCATTGAGTCAGTTACATTCTTGTAGAGTGTACCGTCAGCCTTGAGCCTGTACTTGATGCGGTTAACCTCAGTCAGGACAGGTGGGAAGTCACGTTGGAACTGATGCTCTAACTCTTCCATACGTGTCAGTATTTCACCGAGGTATTCTTCTGCCTGATCCTCATCAAACTTGAAACCATTCTTGTGCATCTCTTCACAGATGATCTGTGTGTCATGCTCAATTCGTAGGGACTTAGCCCATGACTTATCAAAGATAACTGACTTGAACTTGTTGAACAGTTTTACTGTAACCTCTACGTCATTGATGCAGTAGTCAATCATCTCCTGTGTCAGTCCACCTTCGAAGTCTTTGAAGTTACCCTTGTACAGGCCAAGACGTTTACCCCATGCATCAAGGGAGTGACCACCTTGGATGTTATAGTCTAACATACGGGAGACCACAAGGGTATCGACTACATCCTGAGGCTTGATGGTGTATCCAAGAATACGGTTGAGGACAGGCACATCAAAGCCAATGCCGTTGTGGAACACAAACTTATCGTATGCCTTGCAGTATGCCTTGAACCTTGTAGCCTCAACCTCATCAGTGTCGAGGTGCTTGAACACATCAACTACCTTTGTGTTAACATCCTTGGCTACAACAACCCAGATGTGGGTAGCAGCTAGGCTGTCAGTCTCTATGTCCATTGCTGTGATCTTCATTGAGGTATTCCTTTCTAGCTATCTTGAGACTAGCCTTGATGTTCTTCTTGGTCAACTTACAGACACTATCACTCTTACTCAAGTTCTCTGTTGCTGTGAGTATCTGTAAGTTACCTGACCAGTGAGGTCCACCTTTGGACAAAGGCCACATGTGGTCTACGTGGTGTTCAATACCTGTAGCCTCAGAGATAACTCGTCTTAACTTAAATATATCTATTATTCTTTTCCTTTCTACCTCACAGTTATGAAGGAACTTAGGTATGGCTTTTCGTTTCCTTGCCCGTCTACGGGAATAAATCTCATTATACCTTTCCCTGTTAGCTTCTTTGTAAGCTTTGTTCTTCTCAAGTATCTTCTCTTTGTTAGCTTCTCTGTAAGCTTTTTCCTGCTCAGCTATCTTCTCCTTGTTAGCTTTGTTGTAAGCTTTTCTCTTCTCTTTGTTAGCTTCTCTGTAAGCTTTACGCCTCTTAGCTATCTTCTCTTTGTTAGCTTCTCTGTAAGCTTTTTCCCACTCAGCTATCCTCTCCTTGTTAGCTTTGTTGTAAGCTTTTAGCCTCTCCTTGTTAGCTTCGTAGTAAGCTTTGCCGTAAGCTTTAGTACAAACTTTACAATAACTGAAATAACCATCCTTTGTACCTTTATTACGGCAAAACATACCAAATAACTTAGTCTCCTTACATTTACTACACATCTTCATGGTGTTATCTACAAAGGTGAACTGTAGCTGCATATCATGCGAACCTATCGAACTTCTCTTTGAGGGTGAAGCTATCTGAATCAAATGATAGTGACCCTGCATGTCCTGTTGTACCAGCTGGTCTGTTCTTGGTGACCA